TTTTCGGAAATTTAAGAAAATGATAACTGCGGTTAATCAGCGAAATATGGAAGAAATGATTAAACAGATGAAAGATTCCGTGTGGTACACACAGGTGTCTGGCCGGGCCGAGAAGCTTATTAAAATGCTTGAAGGAGACTGATGATGATGGACTTTCTTGGGATAGGTAAAGCAGTTCTTGGAGCAGTTGATGTTGTCGCAGACAAGTTCTTTGTGGATGCAAAGGACAAGGAACAGTTTAAGCTTCAAGCTCTTAAGATGGCTCAGGATGGAGAGTTTCGTGCACAAGAGAATCAACTGAGTGCAATTCTTGCCGAGGCGAAGTCAAGTGATCCTTGGACTTCACGGGCTAGGCCGAGTTTTCTTTATGTCATGTATCTGTTGATTTTGGCGTCTATTCCAATAGGAGTTTTGTCCGCCTTCCGGCCTGAGATAGCAACTCAAATTGCTGCTGGTATGCAGGCTTGGCTTGCAGCAATTCCAGAGGGGCTTTGGGCAGTGTTTGGGGCGGGCTATCTTGGATATGTTGGTGCTAGGGAATATGGTAAGACCAAGCTTATTGGTAAATGAAACTATCGCAATAATATTGCAGAAGGGGAGTAAACGTGAACTTTGTTGAACAACATGCTTTAACGATTAAGGATTCAGAGTTTCAAGATATCTTGATTGAGAGCTATCGCTCGACTAAGGTATTTGCGAAAGTCTTTTTTCCCGAACGTTTCAGTGCCAAGTTCTCAAAACTCCATGATGATATCTTTGATATTATTGATTCTGGCGCACAAAGGATTGCTATTGCTGCACCTCGTGGGATTGGTAAGACTTCAATCGTTGGGCTGGCGTTGGCTGCAAAGAATATTGTTTTTGAGGATTCACGTTTTCTTCCTTATGTCAGCAAGAGTTTTGACTCGTCACTCTTGCAAACTGAGAACCTTAAGATTGAACTATCAGCAAATCTGTTGATTCGACAGGTATTTGGCCAGGTTAAGACTTCAAGTGGTGAGGGTGTAGATAGTTCATTTTCTAAGAAGAGTTGGATCGCACGGTTTAATGAGAATTCTCTTGGAACGTTGGTTTATCCTAGGGGTGCTAATCAGGCTATTCGTGGAATCCTTTACCGAAATGCTCGGCCAGACCTCTTCATATTTGATGATTTTGAAGATGCAGATGAAGTACTTAATGAAGAACTTCGGTTAAAACTGGAGGTTAAGTTCTTTGCTGATTTTATGAAAGCTGTGAGTCGGGTAGATAAGAACTGGCGGACAATCTACATAGACACTTTGAAACACGAGGACTCGTTGCTTCAGAAACTGCTTGATTCCAGTGACTGGGAAAGTATCCGGCTGGAACTCTGCGACGATGAACTTAACTCGAATGCTCCTGAGTTCATCTCAACTGAGGAGATTAAAGCTGAACATGCAAGCCATAAAGAAAAGGGGCTTTTGGATGTCTTTTATCGGGAGTTCAGGAACTTACCAATCTCTCAAGAGGATGCAGTCTTTCGGGCCGAATATTTTAAGTATTATGTTGAAGGTGGTGGAACGTTACTGGTCTACACAGATGGAACGAAAGAACCAGAACGGATTCCAGAGCGTGAGATCACGAATCTCGTAATTGTTGATCCGGCCAAAACAGTTAAACTTTCAAGTGCTGATTCCGCCGTGATTGTAGTTGGGATTCACAGGCAAAGTCGAAAGATCTTTGTTCGGAACGTGGTGGCTGGTAAGATGGAACCAGACGAATTGCTTGAGAATATGTTTGCACAGTGCCAAACTTATCGGGCTGTGGTGCTTGGGGTTGAAACTACGGGGATTGACCGGTGGATAAGCCAACCTATTGAGAATATTATGCGGACAAGGATTAAGAGTGGAATGAGTGTTCCAATTTATTATTCTATTTCGGCCAGTAAGAGTAACAAGCCGAAACGTGTTGCAGCACTCGGACCTTATTATAAGATGGGATTCATTTACCATAATAAGGAATCTTGTCAGAAACTTGAGAGTCAACTCCTTATGTTCCCGCGAAGCAAGCTATGGGACGTTATGGATGGCTTAAGCCACTTGATGCCACTGATGGATCAGTTTGCATACTTCTTCGATCCGGAAGATTATGGGCCGGAAAGTGATGAAGAAGAATTTAAATCATTAACTGAAGAAGATTTTGATCAACCAGATCAAGAATTCTGTTTTGTTTAAAGGAACTAATAATGGGCGTTATAATTACAGGAAACCAGTTGCCACAGAACATAGATTTTTCAAAGACTCAGTTTGATTATGACTATCCTTTTGAGCTTGATCTTGATCCGAAAGGAGCATTGCATAAAAAGATTCTGGGCCTGATTATGCCTTACGCACAAGAGGCTGCTGGGAACATCTCAAGTAGGTTTAGTTCGTGGAATGAGATAGACCGAACGCTTACGGCTTATATTCCGGCGGATGATGCTGAAAAAGAAATCATCTTCAATGACCCGAGGAAGCCAACAAGCATAGTGTTTCCGAATACTTATGCTATTATGGAAACTTTGCTGGCTTACCTTATCGCAGCATTCTATCAGGATCCGATGTTTCGTTATGAGGGTGTTGAGCCGGGAGACACGGTTGGAGCAATTCTCCTTGAAAAGGTTATTGAACTTCATTGTTTAAAGAACAAGGTTGGACTAGACATTCACACTATGCTAAGGGATTCACTTTCTTATGGTATTGGTTTCGTTGCTCCAATTTGGAAGAGGGATTTTGGTTTCAGAACTGTTATGAAGGAGACACCGAGCGGGTTGTTTGGTCTGTTCACGGAACGGACTAAAGAGGTTGAAGAAGGAATTCTATTCGAGGGAAATGCTCTTGAGAACATTGACCCTTACCTTGCCCTGCCTGATCCAAACGTTCCAATTCATAAGCTTCAAAGTGGTGAGTTTTTTGGTTGGGTAGAGCGGACGAATGTAAGTAATCTTCTGACGAAGGAGAAAAACGACGGAGATTATTTTAACGTTCGTTACTTGAACAGTGTGAATTCCCGATCAACTTCAATCTATGGTTATGATAAGTCTGACCGTGAGATGAAATGGAAGAGTCCACGTTATGACCGTTATCATTCAAACGGTGGTGTTGGTCAGACTGTTCGTGGTGCAGGGATTGCGACAAAACCCTGTGACGTTATTAATATGTATATTAAGTTAATTCCGCGTGAGTGGAACATTGGTAAGTCCGAGTATCCAGAGAAATGGCTATTTTCTGTTGCTGCTGATAGCGTGATAGTTCGCGCTAAACCGCTTGATCTAGACCATAATATGTTTCCTGTTGCTGCTGCCGCTCCTGATTTCGATGGATACTCGGCCATTCCTGTCTCACGTCTTGAGATGCTGAATGGATTGCAAAGGGTTTTGGACTGGATGTTTAATATGCACGTTGCGAATGTTCGTAAGACAATGAATGACGTGTTAATTTATGATCCTTATTTGATTAACTCTAAGGACATTAATTCACCAGAGGCTGGAAAGAGGATTCGGATTCGTCAGCCTGGTTGGGGACGGCCAGATATTGTTCGTAATGCTGTTTATCAACTTCCAGTAACTGACGTGACGCGTCAGCATGTTGCAGACTCCAGTTGGATAGTGCAATGGCAACAGAAGATTGGCGGGGCTGATGATGCTGCAATGGGACAGTTGAGACAGGGTGGACCAGAACGTTTGACTGGTGCTGAGTTCAGCGGGACGCAAAGCGGGCATCTTTCTAGGATGGGCCGGATCGCAAAGGTTATTGGACTTCAGGCCTTTCAAGACATCGGAGTTATGTTTGGTGCGCATACGAAACAGCTTATGACTGAAGAACAATTTGTGAAGATTACGGGCCGGTGGCAGAACGTGTTAATTGAGGAGTATGGAGTTAAGGAACTTAAGAAAACCAAGGGCAAGATTAACGTTTCTCCATTTGATTTGCTTGTAAACTATGATGTGATTGTTCGGGATGGAAGTATTCCCGGTGGAAACTACTCTGCAGTTTGGGAACGGTTGTTTGAGATTATGGCAAAGAATCCTGAGCTTCAACAGAAGTTTGATATGACCAGAATCTTCAGCCACATCGCTCGGAACAATGGAGCTAAGAATGTTCAGGACTTTATTAAGATTGAAGTTCAGGGGGACGAGCAAGTTGCAAGTGAAGCTCAGAAGGGCAACTTAGTTCCAATTAACGAAACGGCTTTAAGGGGGATGGCGTGATGAAAGGTTACAAGTCAACACCTGGAGCAGTAAGAGATTTTATCGGTGGTTCAGTCTGGTCTGATATGCAGATTGAACTTAATGGAGCCGTCGAGCAGATGCGAGATGGCTTGGAAATAGCCAAGGATTTCGAGTCCGTGTTAAGACTTCAGGAATGTATAGATACAATCCGAAGGGTTATTGAAATGCCCAGGGTTATTCTTGAGGATATGGAAGACTCGAGAGTAGAAGGAGTGGCTGAAGACATTTTAAATGAGGGAGATTAGTTATGAGTTTTTTCGATGAGGTAGGGGAGTTTCTTGGAATGAGCAAGAAAGAAGAACCTCTGATAGTTGTTAAACCTGTAGTGGAAATCGAGCCTGTTGGGTCAGAAGAGCCTTTGGTTGAACCAGAGCCAGAACTAGGGCCGGAGTTGGAACCTGGGATTGAGCCTGAAGAACCTGTTGAACCTATTGTGAAACCAGTGGCTGAACTGGAACCGGAACCTGAAGACGAGTTGACTTTAAGTAAGAAACAGAACGAAGCTCTGTTGGCCAGGATTAATGCTTTGGAAGGAAAACCGGCGGAAGTTAAACCGGTTGAGCTACAGGCGCAGCCTGAAGTTTCTTTCCTTGGTGACGATGATGATATTGATTCGTTTCTTAATGACAAGGCAAAGTTGAACGGGTTGCTTCTTAAGGTTTATAACAGGGCTTTGACTGACGCTGGAGCACAGTTCAACGGAAATGTTCCAAGTGTGGTTGTTGATCAAATCCAAAGACATATGGTTTTGAAGGAGGGGATTGACGAGTTCTTTGGAGCGAACAAAGACCTGTTGCCTGTGAGGAAAACTGTTGGTGCAATCACTAATGAGATCGTAAGTGAGCATGGTGATTGGACACTTAAGCAGGTTCTGGTCGAGGCGGAGAAACGGACAAGAGAGACGCTTGGGATTAAAAAACCTGTGGGCGTGAAACGTGAACGTAATC